TCAGCAAGAGGCTTTGGACCTGGCGAGGTGTTGGTGGACGATGAGGGACGAGTCAAGAGCAAGAAAACAGTCAAACCCAGACCAGAGACGCCAGTTGTCAAAACTCCAATCGAGCTGGCTGAACAAAAGGCAGCTGTAACTCGGCGTCTAGTTGAAAAGTTCGTTGAGAAACCCGCAACTATCTACTCATTCATTGACAGCAATCGAAGATCTCAATCGCTGTTGAAGAAGGTGCTTTCGGAATTGTGGGACACGAAGACTGGGCCCGAAGCACGAAGCTGGATGGATGACACGCTCTATGACGCACTGCAATGGCACGCTTGGTGCCACTTCAACCGGATCGACCGTAAAGCAGAAGTCATTGGGCTGTTACAGGGTTGGGATTGTTGGGAACAGTTTAAACCGGCCGTGATGTCACTCCTTTCTGCTGACTCGTCAGACGAGGCAATGGCCAATGCGCATAACAAGCGCATGCACATCAGCAACGGCAACATTCTTGCACAGACCCAGTCTGATGTAGACGCTGCGCCAGCTTGGCGCAGCATGTTGGCCAAGCCAACTACCCTCCTACCCCGCGCGTCGGGTGTGCAGCTCGCGTCCACTTTGAGAATGACTCACACCACAGACAATCTTACGCATGGTGGGCTCATTGAGACAGCAGGGTTCGTTGCCGACTATGTCGACGATACGAACACGATTCAGCGCTCGGGATACATCTCTTTACCCAACACATATCTGTACCCTCGCGAAGTTCGTGATGCAAATGAAGTGCTTGAGGACCACGAGTTGGTAGTCAGTGCTTCTCCATTGCCATACATCACCACTGTGGCGTCGGAAGACTTTGACCACGTGTTGGAAAACACCGAAATGGCAAATGAACTAGAACGAGTCATCACGCGCCAAAGTGCTTCTAGCTGGCGAAGAGACGTTGTCAACCTCACTGGCTATTCAATGTTTGACTTGTTCCAGCTATCGCTAATTAAGGATGTTCCTGGCTTAACGATGGAATCATGCGCGCTGAAGCTGGAGCTGCTTCACTCGTTACTCGCACACGCAGACGACTCCGTCCCTCACACTTGCTACACACGTTTTGACACTGCAACACGCGCAATCGCTCCGGTTCAAGCACTTTCGTACAACAATTCTCCCGTACCAACAGAAAGGTGCGGTGGAGCGGAGAACCCAATTTTTCCTTTCTCTGGTGGTGCCGGCACTTTAACGTTTCATCTGTCCGGACAGACCGTACCAGTCTCCGCACGTACGAGGGCATTATACTTCCCTCAAGAACTGTTATCGACGAACAGCGATGTTCAACGCATGCTCTCACTCTTTGTGGCTATGTGGGCAGAATGGCCTTTTTGCTTATTCCAAGTCGATGCCACAACACGAAATGCTAGTGCATCAGGAGCCGAGGTCCAGACCTTTATCCCGATGCAGACCACAACATTGGTCCATGGTGAAAGAGACATGCATATTATCTTGCCTCGTCGCAGGTCTGAAGAAGATCCGAAAACACAGGCAGCGGCTGAGAGACTCGCATCACTCAATCCCTACTTCGGACCTCAAGGCAGCGCGGCCCATCCGGCGAATGAAGATATCCGTATTAACTGGATTGGCAGGCCTGTAACCGAAGAAATCACTGTGGGACTAACCGATTACTTATGTAGTTGGTGTCTCACCTGGGACGTCACAGATGTTGCTGAGATCGTAGGGCGCCTCAATATGATAACACCCATGGGTTCAGCCATGGAGTCGGCTCATGACATGGTGATAGAGATGTGTGATATAGTTCCTCCTCTGTTAACCTCCGACGCCACGGCGCCTGCATATGGGCACCCTTCAGAGATCAGTGTTCAAGCGGCACACCGAGTGTCACAAATGGAATGTTACTCGGCAGCTGTTTGGCCAGTTCATGAGAGCCGGTGGAATTACCGTGTGTATGACAGTGACCCGCTTGCTTGGAACAAGGTTTGTCTCAGGCTCGCGATACCTGTAGGCATGATGCCAAGCGACTCTGTGCTGCCGAAGCATTTGGCGCAAAGGGATGCTGTATTTCAGGGATTATGTCAAGGCATCATGCACCGTGCTGCATGGCAAGTAGCAGTCGGCCTAATTGGAGTTAGCGCTGAAGGTTGGGATGGATTTCAAAACAATATCTTGATGCGTACGCTGTCGTCGGTCTGTTCGAAGTTTTTTGCGAAGGCAGAGATTTTCGGACAGATTGTACCTGGCAGCCTTTCCATGCTGGTGACGCAGTGTTTTCGAACACTGTATTCCCAACAACCAGCATCCATCACGATTGGCAAGAATGCAAGGGGTTATGACCTCAACTGTTTCGGCAGGTGGGGATGGTCAGGGCGATCCAGTTGCCCAGTGTCAGCCGGGGGTCAGCGTCTTACTGGGTATCTACCTTGTACATTGGTTGACGCGTGGGTCACAATGCCTGCCGATGCTGTGCCAGCTTACATGTCAAGCTTCCCTCCACCCGGAGGGTTGAATAGCATGCGTGGTTACACCGAGGGTTTGGAATCAGTGCGCACTGCCACGCTTGTAAGCACTTACGATACACCGGGTGGAACAAATTTCTATCAGACGGATCAGATTCCACAAGATACTGATCACGCCCGTTGGAATCGTCGCTTGGCGTGGACCACGCCAGGTAGTGTTATTACGGATGTAAACGGGGGTGTTGTTCCTGGGTTGGCGGTCGCTGCCCCTGGCAGCTATCCGACCCAGCGCGCAGAGGTCCTCCCTCCTGGAGTAAACACCGCAGGCCTCCTGGTACGTGCCGCAACCTGTTGTCTTCCCACGATGGTGCCTACCGGCCAGAGAGTGTATGTCATGTTGCCAGCGCAACAGGCGCCGCAGCATCTCAGGGTTTGCTTTGGGCAGTCGCGCGAGTCACGGCCTGCTTGGATCTTCAGCTCAGTAGCTCCAAATGCCACAGAGCTGCGTTTAGCAGGGGTGAAAGACGTGTTCACGAGTGCCTTCGGTGATTCGGTTTTTCAGCAAGGTTCTGGCGCTTCGATGGCAGAGTCCCTAGCGTCAGCAGGAACTCAGACGCCAGCAACCTCATCAGCGCCATCGGAGGAAGTTGTGAGCAGTACGCAGATGTAAGCGGTGTATCGAAATTGGTAATAGACGCTCTGCAACTTAACAAGATACATTTGTCGCAGAGCGAGCAGAGTAGCATGGTTAAGATATCGCGTGGTTTAGTTAGGTATGATACATTTAGTTGGCAAGTTGTTAGGAAATGGGTGTCTACGGAATATCCTTCGTCCTGCACTTGTACTTTCGCTGGACCGATAGAATGGACAAACTGGCGTGAAGTTGACACGATGTTTGCTTTGCGCCACAATAGTGACATCAATATCAGGAGATTGCGGTTGTGGGACCTAAGACATTTGGTCGATGATCAGATGTCTGTCGAACTCCGCTACCTACGTCACTTAGACATCATCTTTGTTACCAACCTGGTAATTTATGCTCATCTATTCGGAAGTGACAAAATCACTATGTTTAGACATCTGGGCATGTTAAACTCGTTGGACGACTGGATTGAAGTTTCGTCTGCTTTGTCGGGCTTTGCCAAGCGTGCGCTGTTTGATCTCGATGGGGCAAAGTATGCTGTTAGTGAGTTGAACACTGTCACGGGTTATTTGCAAGGCGAGCGCGACGGTTTCGACCGTCGTGAAGAACTAAGCAAGTTAGCTCAAGGCGGTGACGCTCATGGTATTTGGCAGCATGCATGGCCAAATGAGTTTAAGCGGTCATTGATGCGTGTTATGGCCAACGCCTCTCCCAACCCTCAGCCTGTCGTCAGTTTTGAGGAATATGTGAGGGAAGGGAACTGGATTACATCTGGGAGCTCCTCGCTCGGCAAGATGGAGGTCGAGTTTGAAGGCGGGCTGTTTAAGTTCAAGTGTAAGAAAAACATGTTGTTAGATATTTATACGAAGGATGAGCTTTGGGAGATAGTAAGGAACTGGGATGGTAAGCTTAGATCACGTGCCTTCATTAAGGATGAGCTGTCGAAGCAACGGTTAGCCGTGGCAAGTAATATCGAAGCCTACCTTTATGAGGCGTACATCATGTCACAGTATGGTGGTGGATACAAGGATTGGACTGGCGTAACGTTGAGCGAAAAAGATCAAGATGAATACAATAGGGCTGTGGAATCGCACTTCCTGATGAAGGAGGGGTGTTACGCGTTGCCTTTTGACTTTCGCAGGTTTGATCACCAACCCACTACCGATGAGATTGTGTGGATGGTTGAAGCTTTAGTCTCTGCCGTGGCTGTACCCCTAACGTTGCAGCCACAATGGCACGGTGTAGTGGAAAAAGTGTTGGGTAGTTATCGTGATAGTGAGATATCGATGAACATTGACGGTGTTGAGTACGTGGAAGAAGTGACCGGCGGCCTCCCTTCAGGAGTACGCTTCACTTCGGTGTTTGGCAACCTTTGGAACGCAGCACTGACAAACATTGTCCGTGATCTTGCCACACGAGTACTCGGATATGATCCTATCCGTCAGTTGGCAATCAAAGGAGACGATACTGCCTTAGTCTGCTCCACTGCTACCGAGTGTTTAGTTATTAGGTATTGTTACATGGCAGTAAACGCGGTAGGTTTAGATAGTAAATTTGGGATATCGCAAGGGCATTTCGAGTTTCTACGGAAAGAGATTGGTACTGCCGGAGTTCGTGGTTGGCCGTGCAGGGCGATCGCTGCTGTAACGCAGCGAAAGCCGTGGCTGGCTCAGCCAATGTCTCCGACTGCGCTGGTTGAGACAACCGCATCTACGATTCGAACACTTGAGCGTCGGGTAGGTCATTCTCTGCCCAAGCTGCACTCCGCTAACAAACACAAGTGGAGTAAGTACTATTCGCAATCCGAAATGTGGCTCGAGCTGCCTGTTAGATTAGGCGGTTACGGTGTGTACCCCTGGCGTGGGTGGGTTCCAAATGGCCGGTTACCACGGCCTACGAAACCCACGCTCAGGGTGAACAATTTAGCTGAACGTTCGGTCGACTATAGTTGGGAAACGTTTACCAAAGATGAACATGTCATTCTCACTCAAGAAGAAGCGCAGATTAAAGTCGGTGCTGCTGATCTTCCGGGGATAGCCGCTCGGTCAAACAGAAATTGGGCAGAACAAGTTCGGAAAATCAAGGTTGAGTGGACGAAGTCGGAAGCATCTCCGGCCGTATCTGCTGTTCCTTGCGCTCCGGCAGTTATAGCGTCTGAATTCTGGCCAAAAGTTAGTCCGACAAGACATGTAAGCAAGGTTAATGCTGATCTCAGCTTAGAGTTGTTCTTACGTCAGTACAATACGATGTCTGCAAGTGGTATCAAGAAGAAGCGACTGGTTGAGTACCTTGAATATCATTTTCCAGTTGTTTATCAAAAGATGCGATCATATGAATATAGGGGCTGGCATCGTACTGATGCATTAGAGTTGGCTTCTGGTGGTACGCCTTCAGAGCCGTCTCATATTCATCCAGCTGTCACTCCTTTCGTACAAGCAGGCATCCGTCGTCACGCGATGCAAGTCTGGACCGGCCGTAAGCAAATAGCATTGATGTTATACGCGGTTTGTGCAGCACAGATGCGTTACGTAGCGACACGTGCATCCTACCACTTTTTCAAGTGGTAATGAGGATCACGTAAAGAAGCTCGGAACTTCCGTAGCTTCCCTATCCGGAAACTTAGCAAGAACCAGTTGGGTCTTTTGGTGATAGGTCAAGTTCGAAAGAGAGAGTTCAAGCGATCAAGCGTTCTTTTTGCCCATGGTTGTTTAAATTCTTGCTGAGTTGCGTTGGTGTACGTATTTCGAGCTTCTCCTTGACCTCCTGGTTCAAGGGGTTTGAAGGCAGGGCGTAGGTTGCTCGCAACCGCGTAAATTGTAACTTCCTGCAACACACCATACCATGAGTTCGTTCTGTAGTGCCACCTACTGTTAAAGAGAGGGCACGGGACACGTCTTTCCTCGAGCCGCTCAGCTTATGGCGGCCGGGTGTTCCGGCTTTAACTCAGGTGACAAGGTTGCGATCTGGGATTATCCATCTTTGAGCTACCCTAGACCCGCATACATCCAGCTTCAAATTAATTCTGAGCGCACCGTTTTGCAACCGCCCATTGACGCAGAATCTTTACCTGCTGAACAGGTCGCTGAGATATTAGAGGCAGAACGTAGTCCGTGGTACCAATACGTGAAAGAGGTGGCTCGTTTGCCTGGACATCCTTTTCGTCCGGTAGCTCTCGAGATTTGTGAAGAATCTTTCTCTCAGGTTAGCTCAGTACGTAGAAATACTTTTGACGCCCTATCCCGGTTTATTCGTGACGTTAGGTTAGGCCGTAGTATTAACCCTGTCTTTCTAGAAATTCAGGCATTACCGAGTAACAAACGTAGAGCACTTCTAGTAACCGTGTATTTATTAGACTATCCTAGCACGATCTTCGTGGACATCGCAAAGAGAGCATTTGATATAACATTCGAGTAATATGTCGCGCGGCACCCCGGTTCAGCGCCAAACACCTGTAAGGTGTGAGGTTGCTGACGAAGCTGGTGACATGTGGACAGTCACTTCAACATCCACCGGAACACGGGCTAATAACCTGGTCCGGGCGCTGTCGAAATACCCCGGAGTACCAGCTCCAATGATCCGCATCGACACCACCAGTCGCAAGATATGTTTCTGCTTTCTCGAGCCCACAAGGCCGCCGACCTACCATGTCATGACAGATATCAAGGGTAGGACAGCACTCGAGCAGTACGCTCACAGGATGGGTCTTCCCCATCCTGAATACAGTGTTTCAAAGTCGGGACCTGACCACGAAGTCATTCACACAGCCCGAGTGACATTAGACGATAAAATCAAAATTGCAAGAGCACCAAAAAGTACCTCGGCTGTCAACAAAGCATGTGACATGTGGCTATCTGACAACGCGCTCACATCAAACCAGATGGCCAGCATGTTTCGAGACTTATTACTGCGTGAAGGAGTGGAATCAAACCCTGGCCCTGTTGTCGCCTCTGAATCCTCCATTGTTGTTCCCCTTGTCTTACCTCCTCTCACTAGTGTTTCTTCACCTCATGTCGTCACTACACCGTCTTTTCCTCCTGCAACCTACAACGTCAAGACCAGTCTTTGGGGCGTCAACAGAAACGCAATTAGCTTTGCGTCCATCGGTCTCTCAATGCTTGGCCACACTCACGTGTTACCTTACGAGGTGGCACTTTCGGCTTCAGTTGATTTTGGGACTCAGGTGTTTGAGGCTCCGACTCCATTTACAATCACGCTCGACAGCTTGCTTAACGACCAGTACGTGTGTGGGTCAGTCACATTGGATAAGGTTCAGCCTCTGGCTGTTCCTCAGCCACTGTGGACCACAGAGTATGGACCTGTTCCCAGAGATCTGACGATTGACGGAGATGTGGAGGCGAATCCAGGACCATCTTTCGAAAATCCCTCTCCTGTCGATTTCCCTGCCTCGTGGGAAACAACCAAGCTCACACTCGAACAGAAACTCGCCATGGCGAACAATGTATCTGACGCGGTTAAGCGCTCTGCTGCGCGCCGCAAGCCACGCTACACCAATACCGAACCACCTGCGACCGTCGAAGCTACATTAGCTTCACCTTCCCCGCCCGTTTTAACATCTGAAACCCCGACACCGGTAGTTGAAACACCCAAGCCCACGGCCCCTCCGCCTCCTGTTCTTGAGGTGGCCCCAATCCCGGACAAGACTGTTCCAGTCAGCCCGCTCCCTATCCCGGAAACGACAGCTGATGTGTTGACGATTGTTGATGCACCGGTGGTCGCGACCAAAAAGACCAAGTATGTACCTCCAAACAGCCGACCGCGCACGCCAATCCCTGACGTGGCTGACTTGCCTCCTGAACGCCAGTTAGCGATTAAGCAAAGTGAACTCTTTGCTATTGTTCAGGCAAGGGCAGCTCATTCTGGCAAGAAAAATCCAGGGTGGCGCACTCATTGGGAGGTTGTATCACACCTACTTGTGTTTCCTCATTTGGAAGAAGCTGAACAATTAGTGCTAAGGAATCGCTACAGCATATTCGACGATCCACATTACGCTGAAGCTCTTAGTGCATGTGATGGGCTCGAGAACGCTCCGCCCCCCGCTTTGCCCAAGTCGTCAGCAAGAGGCTTTGGACCTGGCGAGGTGTTGGTGGACGATGAGGGACGAGTCAAGAGCAAGAAAACAGTCAAACCCAGACCAGAGACGCCAGTTGTCAAAACTCCAATCGAGCTGGCTGAA